TGAGCCTTCGACCTGATAGTAGCCAGCGGACGGACACACGTACCAGCCGTTTGCGGTCGAGCAGTTGCCGCCCGTATCGTATGACACGGCATCCATCGGCAGCGCGGTCCACGTGCTCGCGCTCGCAATGGTGAACGCAGCGTTTCGATACATGCGGCCTGCTGATGCTGATGCTGCTGCTCCGACCCCAGGTTTCAGCGTGGGATTAGGATAACGTCCCTGTAGGTCTCCGCCCGCCTGCATGCCTGCATACAGCCAGTTAGACTGTATGAAGTCTAGATTTTCAGTCGTGTAGTTATCTGTGGTCGACTGATGTGGAAACAGCACCACATCAGCGAGCGTGAGTCCTGGAAGTGGTATGGGAGCAGTCACGACTTGATGATGAAGTTGACCGCGACGAATGGCTGGACGTTCAAGTGAGACGCACCGCCACCGTCGTTGCTGATGACGTGGTTGTGATTGAGACTCTGGTTGGAGTTACCAATGGAAACTGCCACGTGAGTGGTCGAGGCTATTAGTGTCTCGAAGTAACCACCCGTGTTGTGCACCGTAGCTAGAGTGCTGTACGCGCCACTGCCTGTGCTGGCATAGACGTTACCGCTGGCATCCGTAGCGAGGGAATACAGTCCGCCTGATGCGCTCGGCTGAATGATGTGGGTGTGACCACCACCGTCAGTGGCGTTGTGGTTGTGACCGGTCAGGTCGGTGAGCGCGCTTGAACCACCATGGGCATGCGCAGGCATCTGCGCGTCAGTGAGCGTGACCGACTCGGCACCGCTTCGGGTACCAAGTGCAGGCACGTACGTTGGCATCTCCGTTCCGGTCGGATCAGGGCCACAGGGAACACAGCCGGTCATGTTTGGTACGTTGAACGTCGTACTACCATCGCCCGCCCCGTAGGTGCTGCCTATCGCCGCAAACAGAGCGGAGTAGTTGGTTCTCGATAGTGCCTGACCGTTGCATAGGAACCATCCGCTTGGCGCAGCGCTACCACCGTAGCACATGATGCAGCCCGGCATGAATGCGATGGCGTTGACGGCACCAGGAGCGAAATTGTTTTGGTCCAGGTTGCCGTTGACGACTGCAGTGATCGCGTCGAAGTCCGCCAAGATTTGCTCGATGGCACGAACGTCTCCACCAGCGGGGCGGTTTGGAATAGTAACGAAAGTCATGAGAGAGCTCTACTGATTCGTGGAGGTCGCTTCAAGTCCTTCATCAACTGTATCTCCTCAGGTGTTGCATGCCGTTCCTCAGCCAAGACCTTCAGAGCAAGTTGCGCCTGTGACCTCTTCAATATCAGATGAGGTTCCACATGCATAAGGAATCTCCATACCTGTTGCTTGGACTGAATCGCCCATCTGAATCTAGTCTTGTATCCACTTTCGTATTGGACCTCGTCTTGGAAAATATGACCCAGTTTACGTTCGACTAACCAATCCAAGACCTCAGGATAGGCTTGAGACACAGACACCCTAACACTCTTGCCTCGATGGGCGAACGTAATGCTACCCTCACCATCTAGGAAGCCTGCGATGTATGACCATCCTATGTCAGTTATTACTGCACACATGGATCTAGTGTTCCTTACCCCCTCTGACGGCGAACTCGGCGACGTTGATGTAGAACGGTATGCCCCCTGGCAAGGTGCGAAACTGGACCTGATGGAATCGACCGCGGGACTCAGGTCTTACACGAGCGAAACGATATTCATTTGGCGGGTCCCACACGTCTATGCCTGTGTCCCAAACGTTCGGTGGATTGTCCCAGGTATTGTCTCCAGACACAGCTGGATTAGGAAGTGTGGCTGAGAAGTCTGGTGTGATGTTGAAGTCTTTGTATATGTCCACGATGCAGTCGCCATATAGCTCTACGTTACAACGCCGTATCCGCTCGAATGGCTCCTCGCCCTGAATCGCCATCCAGGAACTCTTCCAGTATCCGCTGATCGCGGCTCCATCGTCCGTCTGTCCCGAGAAGAGAGTGTAGAGTTTGGTCACATCAGCCGCTGATCCAACCACTTGCCACGCTGAGGTCCCTGTTGTGTTGACGTTGCACATGGCCTGAATCGGTATGGTGTGGATGAAAAATGCCGGCAGGAGGAGGTAACGCCTACCACCAATGCGACGGAAGTTGATGTTTGGGACGTATTCGATGATGACGTTGGGCTTTTGATTCACGCTTGTGTTGGTAGCCACAGCAAGAAACATGCGTTGGTAGGAATCTCGTGTGCTTAGGAGCCTCGACGAGGCGACAGCGGCATAGTTCAAGTTGGTCGGGAACCAGTTGTTGATCGATCCGGACTCGTATGCTATGGCCACACCTGCGGTCGACCAGAGACCTTGCTGATTGAACCAGTAGAGTTTGGCGTTCATTTCGCACAACATGAATCTTCCAGCCACACCTGGTCGCCCCAAACGTCTGTTTGCCATCGTGGCGGAGTCGTTCATGACCCACACGGACTCACGTTTGAAGAGGTATAGTCTCGTTCCTAACTCGCCCATGTCGATGAAGTAGTCCAATTCATCCTCTGGACCCCTCATATCGATGTATCCGTATGGTGCCGTGGTCGCTTCTGGATCGCCATAGGGACTGAAGAACGCGCGTTGTGGCGTAGCAGCCACACCAATCACAAACATTCTGTTCCCAAACACCTTGCACAGGTTGCCAGCAGGAGGCGTACCCGCCCACGCAGAAGTCACAGAAGCCACACCGTCCCACTTTTGTGGTGGGTCCGTGCCATTCATCATCCACACTTTGTCTGCTCCAGTGGCGTCTGGATACTGCGAGAAACACCACACTGTCCCAGCAGTGCCAGTATAGAGCGTCTGGACCGCTCCGCTCATGCTACAGGCTCTGATGGCACCGTTGACGGACATCATGATCCAGCGGATCGATGTGGACAACACGATCTGCTGCATGTGATCTGAGTGTCCAGTCACAGTTCCATTATCGAACTGTGTCTTTCCCTTGCGTACCCGTAGCTGACCGACGAGGTCCGATACCGTTACGTTCTGTAGGTCAGGGGACTCGTTCGGTTGGAGATCGAATGGTCCGTCTCGAGTGTTCAACCCACCCCTAAAGTTGTTGATGGGGACTCTCTGTAAGGGCACGCCATGGATTTTATCTCTTTGGATCGGGATCGTTGGGGCCCCCTTTAGCGCGCGACTAGGTGAGAGCTCCATTTAGTCCTCCCGCCAATGGGGTGCGTCACTTTTTTTCGCGCGGGTTTGTTGTCCCGAACGCCACCGGGATCACGCGGGAGTCTCGCGAAATGTGATGTCCAACATTATCCGATCGCGCGATCGTATGATGATGTGATCATCATGCATGACATACCGTGTGACGCATCACATGCGCGTAACAGTGACGTCATGCTGACGTAACAATGATGGTCGATACTTACCGTGTTGGACGAAGCGCCCCGGACGGAGTCAGTCGCAGGGTGCGCGGGCATAGCGCGTGTCGTGATGAGCGGCAACGAAAGGACCGTGACACGCGCGTTACATGATGTGAGTGCAAACACCTCGCGTCACGCATCACGTGAAAGGTGAATTCAATGGAATCCACGCAAGGTGATGTGCAGGTCACGCAGGTCGAGACAACTCCCGTTGTCACGCCTGCAAAGGTCAAGGCGCCGCGTAAGGCGAAGTCACCTGAGGTGACGTTCTCGTCTGTCATCGCAGCGTATGCGAAGACACGCAACATCGATACGACTCGCGCAGGCAAGGCGATCCGTTCGAAGATTCGTGCGATGGGTGACGCCGAAGTTAGCAAGGCGTGGCCTGCGTTCAAAAAGTCACAGAAGGTGCTACGAGACGGTAATCGTTACCCGACGCATATGCCTCGCGCGTTCGCTGAAGCGCTCTTGAAGGGTCGCAGCGCGCGATGAAAGCAACTAACGTCACGTCATCGCAGATACGCGCGATTAGTGACCTAGTGCTAGCGGTCGAACATCTCAGTAAAACCGATCGCACGTACGATACGCCAGAGTCACGTAAACGGCGTCTGGCGTTGTACATACGTCGCGCGAGAAATACAGGTCTAACGCCTGTACAGATTCTCGAAGTATTGTCATAATCCTGTAGTACACATTCGCGTGACGCGAGATGCCTGCACTCACATCACATCACTAACGGAGGTAATCATGCACGCAATCGGAATCGTACTCGCAGTGATCGTTTACGGCTACGTGATGTGGCGCTACGTCATCACGAACATCATCGAAGCGTTTCGTAAGTAATCATCATGGAACGTTACGGACCAATCTCACGTCAGATCGCAGATCATATCCTCGAACTCGCAGGAATCGCGCGTGATGAACGCGCAGCGTTACTCGAAATATGGGCATCACTTCCGCGCGAACGTCGCATCGAATTTTTGGAATTCGGGCGTAAGCTTCGCGATAAGTGACGCATCACATCATGCACTCACGGCCCGACCCTGTCGGGTCGAGAGTGGTTGGCTGACCCGCCTGGCCAACTTCCCGCTTGCGGTTAGCAAGCCGACCTCTATATATCGGGGCGGCCAACTTCCATAGCTCGGCGGCCAACCCCACGCTTGCGGTTGGTCTTATTCGACGACTGTCGCGTCGACTACGTCTTCGTGCTCAAACGTAGGCCTAGGCGCCTCAAACTTGATCTTGATCTCACCACTGTGCTCGTGTTTGATCCGTGGGTTGTGCACACCCGTGGTCTCATACAGAAGCTTTATGGCAGGAACATTCCGTTGGGCTGACCGTCTATTCAAAGCCTTAGTCGCTCTACCGAGGCCTGTAACCATCTCAACGGCCACAGAATTGCGGATACCCATCTCAAACCGAGGATCCTT